CTGGCGTTCGTTTAGAGTGGAGAATGTGGTTTCCTTTTCGTAATAAATACTAATACAACAATAAAGGAGATCATATGATTTATTACATAGACCCATTATTTGCGGCTACTGTACTATCTGGAGGCATATTCTTTGTAAGTTATATGCTTGGCAAATGGCGTGGCGAAGGCAATCATGAAAAGACTATTGAAATAACTATTGATCATCTTATAGATGAAGGTTTCATCAAGACTAAAAGATTGCCAGATGGCGAAGTTGAGATGATTCCTTTTAAAAGCAGAAAATAACTCTTTACTTTCATTTCAGCCTATGTTATGATACTAATATGAAAAGAACATGGAGATTATATTATGGCAAGACCAATAACAGCTGAAGCTGCTAAAATGAGAGCTTCCAAATCTAAAGCAACGAAAGATGCTAAACGTAGGGCAGCGCTTGAAGATATGGGACTAATGGTAGAGCGTAAGAAGATACGTAAGCCAAGAAAGCCAATGTCGGATGAACAGAGACAAGCAGCTGGCGAAAGATTAGCTAAGGCTCGTGCTGCTAAAGGTCCTGCTAAAAATACGATGTATCCAGAGGAGCTTCGTAAGATTCCTGACGATGAAACGTTTTCTATTCATAATGTTAAACAGTGGCTTTTGAATCAAAAAGAAATACTGTCTGCTATGAGATCATATAAAGATAGTAAAGAGCCAGCGGAAAGAGCAAAATACTTTCAAACAGAAGCCTATTGTGCCAATCTGGATAGCTACCTTCGTAATGGAATTTATACTGATCTATTCTATGGCATAAATGGAACTAATAAAATAAACTATACCAGCGCTGGTATGGCTTACTATACTGACGGTACACCTAAACGCAGTGTCGGAGTTATGTATCCAGACATTGGACAATATACACAAGAAATGGAAAATGATGATCGATTCAGAGTTTCTAAACAAGTCAAAGTTCTCAAAGATGGCGGAAGATATCGCCCACAAGAAAAATCTTAGTTATATCGATGCCGTAGTACATCTCTGTGATGATACGAACATTGATCCAGAAGATGTTAGTAAATTTATTTCAAATATTTTAAAGGATAAGATTGAAGCCGAGGCACGTAAACTAAACTTCTTGCCAAAACTCAATACATTACCGATATAAATATATCGTTAAATATTAAAATAGTTCTTTACAAACATACAAAAATATACTATAATAGACGAACATACACAAACATGGAGAAATATATGTCTTTCGCAAATCTAAAACGTAACGGTACTGACCTTTCTAAACTTGTAGAAGCCGCATCAAACGCTGGTGGTAATGGTCAACAGAACAACTCAAAAGATGAACGCTTTTGGTATCCTGCTCGTGATAAAGTGGGTAATGGTTATGCCGTTATTCGTTTTCTACCTGGCAAAGGTGATCTTGGTACACCGTGGGCTCGTTACTGGGACCATGCGTTTAAAGGCCCAACAGGGCAATGGTACATTGAAAAGTCGCTGACTTCTATTGGGCAACAAGATGCCTTAGCAGAATCAAATAGTAAGTTGTGGAACTCTGGTATTGAATCAGATAAGACAACTGTACGTGAACGTAAACGCAATCTTCGTTATGTTGCTAACGTTCTTATCGTTAATGATTCGGCTGATCCATCAAACAATGGCCAAGTTCGTTTGTATCGCTTTGGTAAAAAGATCTTTGATAAGATCATGGATGCTATGCAGCCTAAGTTTCCTGACGAAACACCTATGAATCCATTTGATATGTGGGAAGGTGGCGAGTTTGTGATTAAGATTCGTATGCTTGAGGGTTATCCTAACTATGATAACTCTGTGTTCAAATCGCCTAGTGCATTGTTAGATGGCGATGAAGCTAAGCTTGAAGCATTGTATGAAAAGCAATATGATCTATCCGAATGGACAGATCCTGCGAACTACAAATCATATGATGAACTGAAAGCACGTTTGAACTTAGTGCTAGGTGAAGCTGCTCCACGTACTGTACAACAGCGTGTTGATCTTGATACACGTACTGAACCAGTATCTATGAAGACAGCAGAAGCAGTATCAGCT